TGCCATTCCTTTATACATGGAAAATCCAGATATCTCAAAATGCCCCATACATATAGGTGCTTTAGTGTTTTTAATTTCATCCAAACATTGTTGATAATTTTCAGTACATATCCAGGGTATCATACAAATATATTGCCCACCAACCATAATAGTTTGTGGGGCGTCGATCACAGTAACATTAGGATATTCATTCAATAACAAATCTACCGAATTTACATTATTAGAATTTTTGTGGAACGTATCATGATTTCCAGCCAACATGTAAACTTGTATATTGAGTTCCAACAACTTATCGAAGAACATTTCCTTAGTTCTCTTCAGCGTCAAAAAGTTTACATATTTCCTACGGTCAAATGTATCCCCAAGTATCAATAATGTATGGATGCCATTTTCCTTGAGTTTTGGGAAAAAAGTACCATCGTAAAATTGTTGATAGAAATCTAGGAATGTCACACTATCATTCCTAGCACCAAAGTGTTGATCTGTTATAATAGCTACGTTCATAATTATACTTTTAATGAGTTGATTGCAATTTCTAATGCCTCATCAATAGGCTTAAGTTTAAATATGGCATTCATCTTATCATTATTCAATACACAGTTTGATCTGGGTGAGACAACAGATGTTTTAAACTCTTCTTCAGTAAACCATTGCTTCTCCAACCCCATCATTTCAGCAACTTGCTTTGTGGTTTTTGAGCCAGGATTACAACAATTGTATATACCAAATGGTGGAAATTCTAGAGCAAAAAATATTGCAGCCTCAGCAACATCATTAACATAACTCAGACTATTCTCGAAGTCTATCAGTTTATCATACATATTCAGCTTAGATAGATAATTTTTACCACAATCCTCATCACCAAACGGCATTCTTATTCTAAACAAATATGACTTATCAAGGTAGGGTTTCAATAAATGTTGTGCAAGATTTTTAGTAGCACTATAGAATGACCCATTATCAAATCCAAAATTTGGTTCATCATCCTCAGTCCAACCACCATCTTTATACCCAGTATATACACATCCACTGCTAATGTGTACTATTGGGATGTGTGGATTATTAATTTCTAGTGTTATTGGAAACAAAACATTACCATCAATAGTAGCTTGTTTCTTACTTTCACATGCATCAACATTAGGGACACCGGTATATCCAGCAGCATTAATAATAACTGTTGTTTCTTCTGGTATTTCATCAGTATGAGAAATCCAGTTGTGCGCTATTTTTTTAGATTGAAGTTCTTTCTGTATACTATCACCAATATACCCATGACCAATTAGTGTAATCATTTATTTTTTCCCCCTTCTAACTGCCTCAGCATCATGGACTCGTGCTCTCAATGATGAACTACTATATGGGTGCTCGCGTTGGTGGTAGTGTAATTCAATACCATTATCAAGACACCATTGTTTACCTGTAAACTCTTTAGTCTTATACTCGTCACCAAGAAATCTTATGTCAATGTGTTGGGTTTTGAAGATATTCAACAATTCTTCTTCAGTTGAATATACAACAATCTCATCCACATACTTACATGAAGAAACTTCGACATATCTTTCATACATCGTTTGTACTGGTTTATTCTTGGTATCTGGTCTGTCGATAGTTGGATCTGTTTGTATGGCCACAATAAGATAGTCACAATGCCGCTTCTCTTCTTTCAGCATAGTAACATGACCAGCATGGAATAAATCAAAAGTACTACAATTAAAACCTATTTTCATAATCACCTCATAATAATGTACGTCATAATAACACATATACAAAAAAAGTCAACACTACATGAAATTCTCTAATCTCTTTGCCTTCTTTGCTATAGTTTTTTTCATGAATAAAGATGCCTCAAATGTCTCTATAAAATTAGATAAATTATCATAAATTTCAAATTGGACGCCGGTGTCACCAAATTCCATTAGATCATATTCATCATCCACACCAAATTGTGATGCTGATTTGTATTTTATGTATTGATACTTTTTTTCCTTGTATATCCTTCTAAGAAATGCATAGTAAATTATCTGAGTAAAATATGCAAATGGGTTTTGGGTCTTTTGTGGGTTGAAGTTTCTATAATACATTAAACAGTTTTCAATACCATCACTTATCATTTCATCCCTGAACGTGTAGTTCATGAAGTTAGGTTTATGTGATAAACCCTCAGCAATCTTCATAAAACATTCCGCGATGTAAATAGGTATTTTTGGCTGTGGGCTTTTTGATAGCTTAGCATCTTCACATGCCTTAGAATGATTGGCTAATGCTTCTAGGAAATCTGCATTATTAACATAATTCTTTTTTGGTTTCTTGACTTTCATATAATTTCACACTTGACAGGATTAAAAAAATAGTGTTATAATGCCTTTCCACTAGAACTGTGTTGAAACTTACTAACACAACTACTAACACAACAACAGCACCTCAGACACGAAGTGGCTGATGCGAAGCAGTGTTGATAGTGTTACTTCGTAACATGAGCATAGCTCATGATCAATGTAATGTAAGACTTTGCTTTATGAGATCACGAGTTTCTTTTTCTATAATATTGGTATAGAATTCCACTATTGCGTCTGTAGGTTCATACACACACAATATATCCCTATCCATAATAATAGTCTCGTTACTTTTAATGAAGTCGATTGGACTCCAATGCCTCATCAATAAATTAGGTTCAAATTCATCCTCATCATCTAGTAAAAACATCATTGGATTCTTAACATAGTATAAACCAGATTTACTAATAACTTCTGTTATGATATCCAATCCATCATGCATTCTTAAAATTTTAATATTCACTTTAATCCTATTTTATATAACTTGAAATTGAACTTTTCTTCAGTGTAGATTTTAGTACGCTCCATAAAATGCTTTAATGTAAAATTAACATGTTTTTTGTGTCTAATATCATCAGCAATATCATATAATGTAGCAGCAACTTTACCCTCAGAATGTCTTAACCCTCTACCAATACTTTGTAGATTCCTAACACGACTTTTGCTTGGTGACGCAAAAATAATATTATGTAGATTTCTAATAGAAACCCCGGTGGAATAAACACCAAAACTAGCCACTATAATTGCATTAGATTCTTGTTCTACGATTTTTCTTATATATTCTCTATCATCAGAGTCAGTTCCACCATGAACAAAGAATACTTTCCTATCACCAATATGCTTCGAATTCTTGATAAGATTATACAATATTTTACCGTGTTTGTCCACCATCTGGAAAAGGACTAATGTGTTGGATTTCATGCTAACTGCAAGATTTTTAATGAAATTGTTTCTAAGTTCATTACTAATCAAATACTCAATTTCTTCTTGATAAGTGCAAGACTTTAATAACTCACATGACTCATCCGGATGCTTAAGCACAAGACACTTTATATTAAGGTCTGCAATTTTTTTATCATCTATCAGTTCTTTTGTTGTTATAACTTTCTTGACAGTGCCAAATAATCCCTCAAGGACCCACTGATTGGTTTTCATACCAGACAATGTGCCGGTTAACCCAATTCTATATTTGGTCTCTGTCAACTTTTCCATAATATCTCGTATGGAATTTGCTTGTGCTAAATGAGCCTCATCACAGAACACATAATCAAATTGATCCAAATAATCTTTATCTTGTTTATAAAGAGATTGCCATGTTGATATTACCAACTTCTTATCAGTGTTTTTCGACTGTCCCTGATAAATTTTATATACATTATCCTCAACACTAAACCCATTATGGCTAGAGTAATCTTCAAAATCAGAATATAACTGTGTGACCAGATTTACTGTAGGTACAATGATAAGACCTTTTAGATCTTGGTAATCTAATAACTGTCTAAACAATAGATATATTATTAAACTTTTACCTGAAGATGTTGGGCTTAAAAGTAATGCGCGTTTCTTTTGCATTGAATGTATGAATGCCACAACTTGATGATCATTCACTTTAATGGGTTTACCGTGTGCGTGTAAATTCAAACTCTCAAAAAAATCATTAGCAGTTTTTAGTGAAAATGGATCTTCTAAATCTGCTCTTGTTTCATCATATTCAAAAGTATATCCACGAGAAGCACAAAACTCTTCTATGTGTGGTATCAGGCCAAAGTACAATAAATTAGTTTGTGTGTTAAGAAGCCTAATCTTGCCATCAAATATCTTGTTCCTGTATGATGGCATGTATTGATATCCAGGCACCATAAATGTCAGACGGTCACTTAACTCTTGTGCTATAGCCCGTTCACAAGTAACTTTAGCATATACTTCATTTCTTTTAGATATGATAATGTCTGGTTTAGTTTCCATCTACAAACCTAGTCCAATCAATAAATGATCTCAATTCCCACGTTCTATTCTTTATTTCACCCATAATAGATTCAACAACAGAAACAATTTCATCGTGATACATTTTTCGTTCCAGTAATTTAATCAAGTCCGTATCTGATTCTAGATAATTTGGAATCTCATTCTTAAGTGGTTTTAGTCCAAATGGTTCCCAGTTATATTCATCTAGTTCATCTCTAGACAATTTTCCTGTATAATACTCACTCTTAATTTTTCTCATGCGAAGGTATTCAAAGTTTATTTTCTTTGACTGCAACTTATGTTTGACTAATATTGTTAGATATTTGTTGTGGAGTTTTGGGATATTGATTAACTCATTTCCTGGTTGGTTTTTATCCATTTCAGCATCAACCGACCAGAACCCAAGAATTTCATCTAGTGTTTTCATGATATAGTTCCAAATAATTATAAAGACTTGACAGGATTAAAAAAATAGTGTTATAATGCTTTTCCACTAGAACTGTGTTAAAACTTGCTAACACAACTGTCATACAACTGCTAACACAACAACAGCACCTCAGACACGAAGTGGCTGATGCGAAGCAGTGTTGATAGTGTTACTTCGTAACATGAGCATAGCTCATGATT